TGCGGGGACGTGAATCACAGCAAGCAGAATATGCTCATGTGGAAGGGCGTTTGTCCCCGGTGTGGCAAGGACAGTCAGGGCGAGATTCCCGACACTTCCATTAAGGTGACGGACGCTGATCGGGCGGCAATGGCGGTTTGAGCCAATGAAATCAGGCTAAAAATAATTTACGATTTTTATTGACTTCGTGCGTACATGAGCGTAGATTCGTAAGTATGAAAAGAAAAAGAACGATTCCCGCCGGTTCTAAACGCCACAGGATAAAATCGTGGAACGACCCCATCTTCCAGCCAAGTCCATGTTATGTCTGTAAGCAACTGACGGTAGATACATTTGGTTTTCACAATCCCGAAACGGGCGTATGTCATGTGTTTCGTTGTTGCGGAAAACACTTCGATATTCTTCGTCGTCTTCGTGACGATGGCAGTTTTAATCCGTTTGAGAAAAAGTTAAAACGCCAGCGGGGTGCACGATGAAACAAGAAAGACTCTTTATCAGGGTAAGTAAAAAAGAAAAAGCGGCGATCAAGAAGGCGGCGAAGGACTATGAATCCATCTCCGCCTTTTTGCTTAAAGTGGCATTTGATTTCATCCATAATAACTATTTCGGTACATCCCTCGTCGCTCGTCCCGAGTTTTTGCAAGCCCTAAAAGAAAAAGGGGGCGCATTTAACAAGATATTAGATCAACTGGCGAAAAAGAAAGCCGCTTTCAGGATGAAATACAAATACGATCACAAAAAAGCCCAGTCTGAATTTATTACCTTGGATGATGGAACCCGCGTAAATCTTTTTAAGGTCCGCATAAATCTCGGAAATCTCAAGAAAGGAACCCCATGTACGGCCACACCAGCAAAGAAAGATTAGCGCGCAAGGCTCAGTTGAAAGCGGAAAGAATCCGCACGTCGGGGTGGATGAAGCCCACTCCGGAGAACATGAAATGGCTCAGACAGCAAGTGAGGCAAAGCAAGATGAAAGGGTATAGTTTGCGGTTTTTGTTCTACGAGGAAAAGAAAGGCAAATTGACCGGGCAAATAGCCTTGGCCCGCAAGAGATAAATCCACAAGGAGGGAACCGTGTGTGAAATCGTTAATACTCACCTGTTTGATCTGTATCGAAACCGTCATTGCCATAGCCTTCGCCACGGCCGCGGCGTTAGCATACGGAAGCATCCTGCCGACTACGACGACACCAAGCGTGGAGTATTCGTCTTTGCCGACGCCGCGAACCGACGCACCGAGGACTACCTCAACGAACTCAACCGTCAGAGAGGGGTTGGCGAGTTGGTACGATCGGGAGAGTTGCATCAGGGAATCCGGTCAGGCGATCATGGCGAACCTTCAACCCCTGGACGACAACGCCATGACGGTGGCGCTCTGGATCGTCGGGAAGCACGGGCAACCGCTAAAACCCGATGGAAGGCTTGTAAGAATCGTGAGTGTTCGGGATGGTTTACGGACAACTGCGATATGTGCCTGGACAGACAACGGGCCGGGATGTGTTCCGAGATCAGAAGGCGTAATCTGCGATTTAACTCCCGCGGCCATGCGAGCGCTGGCGGGTGAGAATGGGATCAGGGAGGGTAGAGTCGAAGTAACCATGGAGGGGATATGAACCGAAACGATATACCCGTGATGATTCATTTAGTTATTCCGCGCGATTGGGTGTGTCCGGACTGCGGTATGGTCAATTACGATGGAACAAGGTGCGCGATCTGTGACGGCGACAAACCAAGTTTCGACCAGCGGTTCAAGGAGAGATGGTCGGATATGCACCAGATTCCGAACTGCGTGATGAACTTGAGGGATCGTAATTACGTGGCGATGACGGGGCGGCAGTGCGTGTGAGCTTCGCAGGGAAACAATCATGAGAGGGATTACAATAAATGACCTGCCCGAACGATACCAGCGACAAGTCAGAGCCCAGCTTGCGACTGATCCTGCCCGGGGTTCTGACGCCAAGCCTAAACATAACACACCATCTGCATTGGGCAACCAGATCAAAGCTCCGGAAAGCATGGTCCATTCTGATCGCCCGTTGCTTGTACGGATTACTCGCTTCGGACGCGAAGGGGTCCTTGACACGGACAATCTCGCTGGCGGCTGTAAGGAGTTGCGCGATGCGATCGCTGACGCGTTCGGTCGAACGGGTGATTCTGCCAAAGAGGGGTTCACTTGGGAATACGAGCAAAAAAATAGTGATTGAGGTATGGGAATTATGAAAAAAGACAAAGTAAAAATCGTGTCGTTTGACATCGAGAACGTGAAGCGTGTCCAGGCCGTCCGGGTGACTCCGGCGGAAACCGGACTCACCACCTTGGGCGGTGACAACCGGCAAGGGAAAACATCGTGCTTGGATGCCATCATGTCAGCATTGGGTGGCGAGAAGTATTCGCCTAACGATCCTATTCGGGATGGCTCCAAGAAGGCGCAAGTAATCGTAAAGCTATCGAATGGCATTACGGTGACTCGCTTATTCACTGATAAGGGAACATATCTCAAGATTGACGCTCCCCACAGCAACAAGTCCGGCCAAGGGTTGCTCAATGAGTTTATTAATTCATTCGCCTTGAACCTGTCCTCGTTCCTGACAGCCACCGACAAGGCCAGGGCGGATATCGTGCTTGAAATCATCGGTGTGGATTTGACGCCTTTTGACGAGAAGAGCGCCAAGCTCGAAGCCGACCGGCTGGCTGTTGGCCGGCTGGAAGTCAAAGCCAAGGGTCATGCTGAATCCATGCCCTATGACGAACCAGCAGGAACCACTCTACTCACCCCGACCGACATCATGGCGGAACTTGAGCGCATGGTAAACGCCAATGCCAAGAACAGGGAATGCCGCGACAAGGCCGAGCAATTCATGGAAAAGGCTGATGCGATACGGTCCGTTATTGCTTCGCGTGAAAAGAGGGTAGCTGAACTGCAAGAGGCGTTGCGGGAAGTGCAAGAGGAAGTAGTGCAAAAGAAAAGCGAAGTCGCAGCAATCGATACGGAAATAGAACTTGCGCACAAGGTGGTCGCCACCCTGCAGGACGAAGATACCACGGAACTCAAGACCAAACTGGCCGAGATAGACGCCCTGAATGCCCGGATTCGACAGAACCTTGAACGCGACAAGGCATTTGAGGACGTTGCCACCAATCATGAAGAATACCTGAATCTTCAACACCAGATCGAGGCCATCCGGGACGAGAAACAGGCGCTCCTGAACGGCGCCCACATGCCCCTGGAAGAGCTTTCGGTCGAGAACAGCATTCTTACCTATAAGGGCCACGCCTGGGACTGTATGAGCCACGCAGACCAGCTTGTGGCCGCCACGGCTATTTGTCAGGCAATCAATCCTAACATGGGGTTTGTCCTGATAGACAAACTCGAATCCATGGACATCAAAACCCTGAACGAATTCGGTGCATGGTTGGAAAAGGAGGAATTGCAAGCCATTACCACGCGGGTAAGCAAAGGGTCTGAGAATTCGGTCATAATAGAGGACGGCTTGGTAGTAGGGCAAGTGCCGAAAACGGAAGAAGAAACAGTCAGGTTTGATTAACGCAAACAGAAAGGGCATACAAATGATCGCTAAATTAAAGCGAGTTCGTCATCATTTTATTGGTAATGCTGATAAATGGGAAACTCGCTCATATAAGGAGAAATGCATTCATTGTGGCAAAATAGTCCGTAGAGTTCAAACTCCAAAGGAGCGCCGACGCTACTGTTCTACAAACAGAGATACAATTCAGAAATAAACGCAAACAGAAAGGAATGCCGTGATAAAAGCATTTTCTCTTTCCGATCTTCCTGAACTTGAAAAAAAACATAAAGAAAAAATGGATGCCGCATTTGAATATGACGAATCGGCGGGGTGGCTAACGATCAAAATTGCTTACCCGTATGACATTGAACTTGCGCGAATAAAAAACAAGTCAATGCTGCTCACCTGGATTCTACATCTTTGCGAAAAACGATGGATGAATACAGAATACTTGTCCGAGTTTATTGAAATTGTTTGCAAAATAAAAGGATGGAATCCTCACTTATCAATGTAATTCAGAAACAAGAAACAAACCAACAAGGAGAAAGCAATGAAGTTCACATCAGGTAAAATTCAGAAACCGCAACGTATCGTAATCCACGGACCGGAGGGGATCGGCAAGTCAACACTCGCCAATCAGTTCCCGGCGCCGGTGTTTATTGACACCGAGGGCTCGACGAACTCGATGAAGGATGTCAAGCGGATGGAATGCAGGTCATGGCAAGATATTCTCGATGCCGTAAAATGGCTCAAGACCCAGAAGCACAGTTTCAAAACCGCAGTATTCGATACCGCGGATTGGGCTGAACGCTTCTGTGTGCAGTTCCTTTGTGCCAGAGACAACAAGACCAGTATAGAGGGCTGGGGCTACGGCAAAGGATATACGTTCCTGTCCGAAGAATTCGGGCGGCTTCTCACTTCTTTGGACGCTCTGATTGATTCGGGGATGCACATTATATTTGTCGCTCACACCAGCGTCAAGAAGATGGAACTCCCCGATCAGGAAGGCAGCTTCGATCACTATGAGCTAAAGTGTTCACGGCAAACATCGCCGCTCCTGAAGGAATGGGCTGACGCGCTTCTGTTTGTGAATTACAAAGTCATTGTGACAACCGATGAAGATAAACGCTCCAAGGCTATCGGCGGCCGCAAGCGTATCATTCAC